TCGAGCCAGTAACGCGCCTCAGCCATCTCGGCCGCATCCGCGCCCGTGTCGCGGATCGAAAAGGCGCCGATCTTTCTCAGCGCCCGCTCGCAGATTTCGTTGATGGTGAGACGCTTGGGCACGGCTTACCGCCCCGCCAGCACGGCATCCAAAGAGGGCGCATTCAGCATCTTGGCCGCAACGTCGGCGGGAAGCGCATCCTCATCGAGATCGGGATCCGGCAGCGGCGGGCTACCGCGCTCCTCCGGCGGTGCCGCTTTGGTGACAGGCGCACGCCGCAAAAACTCAATGAGGTCGTCACGCTTCGGACGCTTCCCAAGCGTCTCGCTGCCGCCGCGCGCACCAGCCCGCGCCAGCAGCGCTTCGTAGGTCAGCTCAGACAGATTGGCCACCACCTCATCCGGACCAAGGGTAATGCCGCTCCCCCTCTGGTTCATCTTTGCCTGCTCCGGCAGGCTGGGAATCCGGACATTCTGCGACGAAATCACGACAAACGCCGGGTCCCGCAGAAAAACGCGAGCATCCTCCTCCGGCATGAACGTCGGTTCGTCAGACTTGAGCGCATACAGCTTCCCGTTTTCGCGGGCCTGATGATAACGCGGTGAGCCGGGAGCTGCGTTGCGATCATAGACCGCCCAAAGATCGCTTGTATCGGTCATGTCATACTCTCCTCAGAAACCGTTTGAAAACGCCCCCGGCCAACCTTTCGATGACCGGGGGCACAGCCGCCACATTACGCCGCCGCGTGCAGACGATACGGCAGGTCGATGAACCCCTGCGCGCTGGCAGTGGACGAGCTGAGAGTGTAGGTGACGCGGCGCGTATTGGTGCCGGTGAACAGGTGCGGTCGCGGCGTCCGAACCGCCGGGGTGGTGGCAAACGCTTCACGCAGCAGAGCGCCGAGCGAGGCGGCGTGCGTGCCTTGCACCGGACCTGCGGTGGCCAGCGACACCGCATCCAGAAAGCCGCTTGCGTTGCCGCCAGTTCCGGTTGACAGCAGCCCCACGTTCAGCGTGCGGCTGGCTTCGGCCGTCGTCACCAGCACAATCGGCGTCGGGAGCACCACGGCATGAACCGGGAAGTCAATGCCGGTGTTCGTTTCGACGTTCGCCGCCGTGTCCTCAATGGCGAACGGAATCCGGAGCACATGGTCCTGCCGGTTCGGCTGGAAGAACTCCGTCGGCTTTCCGGCCTTCACCCCGAGGCGGCGGAGGGCGCGCCCAGAACCGTCAATGCCGTAAATGTCCACGGTATCCACCGTGTCCAGCGTGGCAAAACGGATCTTGCCGCGCGTCGGAATCAGCGGGTTTGCCAGCGACGCAAACGTGTCGGCGTTGAAAATCGTGGCCTTGCGAGGCGTGCCTGCCGTGCAGACAATCACCGCGCCGCCGGCGGTAAGTTCGCTGTCGCCGACATCGAGGTTCTGAAGCTGGATATCGTAGATCACGTAACCGGGCATCTGTATCTCCTTTGTCTGGCCTAGCGCCAGATCGGTTGGAGGTTGACGTAGTGCGAGGCGGCGGCGGGTTCTCCGCCGCCGCCGTCGCGGTTACACCGTGGCACCCGCCGCAGTGTAGATCGACAGCACGCCAAAGTCCTGGCGCGTGTTGTTGTCGTAGATCGACTTGTAGGCCGGCTTGAGCATCCCGATCATGCGGCCGACGCTGAGACCAGGACGGTTCCTGTAGTCCGTCACCTCCGCCTCCTCGAACATCGTCTGCCCGATAGTGGCGAAGGCCAGAGCCTGCGCGCCCATCAGCAGCGCCTGCGCGCCGTGAATGGTCCCGCCAGCGCCCCACCGGAAGCCCGTGGCAAGGCCAAGCGTCGTGCGCACCTTCTGGTGATCGTATAGCACCAGCCCATCCACCACGGCAAGCGCGCCACGGAACAGCGGGTTGGTGTCCCCGCGAGGACCGGCACGGCTCACGACGGTCTGATAGTTCGGATCCGTCTTGAGATCCCGCGCCTGCTCCGTGGACATGACGACCGCGTAATAGTCGCGGCCGCCGGACCGAATGGGACGCATCCGCTTCCGCTTCGCGTAGGCCTGGGCCGACACGAGAAGGTTCCACGTCATCTTGTCGGCTGCGGTGAGGGTCGCAGTCGAAGTCGCCGCACCCGCAAAGAACTCGCGGCCGGAGCTCGGCGCCGTCACATCTGCCGCAAAAGCAAGCGACGGAAGCTGCGACGTGCCGGGGCGCGTCGTCCCATCCAGCCGGAAGTTGTAACTGACGCCGGATGCGGTCAGGAACATCAGCTCATCGAGCTTGTCCCCAATCCAGAACCCCAGCTTCTCGCGCGCCGTCTGGCGGAACACGATGACGGTTTTCTGCTCCGACATGCGGCCCTTGCTGCGAGTGCCGTGCCGCAGAAGGTCGATGCGGATCTCCTGGAGGTCGTTGAACAGCGGTTCTTCGTTGCCGGTGAGCATGTTGTCACCGACCACGCCATCCTCCTGCATTTCCGACACAAGCTGGATGGCGACGATCGAACCGCGCTCCGTCTCGGTCAGGTCAGTCACACGCTGAATCGGCGTATTCATGCCTGTCGAGACAAAGCCGTTGCTCATCCAGAAGTTCTGGTCAGTCCCAGCCTTCCAGATTTCCGCGGCCCATACCTTCTTCTGTGCCGCGCTAAGCGCAGCAAAATCGGTGGCTGCCATGCCACTATCTCCTTGCCATGATTCGCTCCTTCGTAGCCGCAGGCAGAGCCGCCACTTCCTCATCCGACATCGCCAGCAGGCGATCTTCGGTCAAGTCGTTGGCAGCGCCACCGGGGCCAGTCAGAGCAACGTCGGGTGGAAGCCGGTCAGCCATGTCCATTTTCGCCACTCGCGCTGCTGCGGTTGGCGTCATGGTCGGCTTTCCGGCCTTGTTGGGGGACTGTTGCGCTGATGGCTTGGAGGCAGGCACGTTCCAGCGCGGTCCGTAGGTATCGGACAGCCTGGCAATGTGTTCACGGAGGCGAATCGTCTCCGTCGGCCCCTCACCGTAAGGGCGCCCTTCGGACGCCGCTTCGATGTAGGCAATGCGCGTCAGATTCTCCACTTGCGCGGGAGTAAGCGCACGCGCATACGGGTGCCGTTCGTAAAGCATGTTGAGGTGTTGCTCCTCAAACACGCTGTCGGCCAACCCAGGCCGTGGAGCAGCAAGCCGCGCTTCGCGGATCGCGTCAATCTTCGCTTCCGCTTCGGCACGGAACGCTTCAAGTTCCTCGAACGTGATCTCACCGCGATCAGCCCTTTTCGCCTGCTCACGGATAGAGGCGCGAATCATCTGCACCTCATCCATGGGCTGCAAGGGCGTCGCCGCAGCGGATTCGTTCTGCGGTTGCTGCTGCTGGTTGAGACGAGTTTCGAGCGCTTCCAACTTCCCCCTGAGATACGCCGCTTCCTCGGCCACGCGGCGAGCGCGTGCGGTCATTTCCGCGAACCGTTCGTAAGGAACTGGTCCCGGCTTCGGAGGGGTTGGCTTTGCCGGCGGTTCGGCGGGAGCCGCGGCTTCTGCCGCGTCACCCGTCGTTGGCTCTGCCTTTGGCGCTTCGTCGCCGGCCGTCTCTTTCGCTGCCTCAAGGCGCGCGGCCTCAAGTTCTTTCGCGTCGAGATCAAAACCAGGCGGCGGCGCCGCAACAGGCTCCGGCGCTTTGCTCTCTGCTGCCGTGTTGCCGGCTTCTCCGGCGTCCTGTCTCTCAGTCATCAGATCCTCTATCGCGGGACGGGCGGTGTGATCATACGCTGGAAACCGCCAGCGAACGGCCTGTAGCGTCTCGCCCTACAGGAAGCGAAACTGGTCAATGGGACGCACCCTGTCTGCGCGCAAGAGTCGCCTTCACGATCTGGTCCTCTCGCAACTCCAGCCTTGCGGTGCGAATCCGCTGTTCCCTCCATGCCGCCACTGCACCAGCCAGCATGTCATCCTTCGTGATGCCTTCCCGGCGCATGTCCGCAAGCGGCCACTGAATGATCACGTGCAAATCCGAATCTTCGTCCCGCCAAAACCCACTGATTTCCTGCGTCTCGTCTGACCAAGCAACAACCCAATGCCCTCCTGCGTGATGCTCCTCATTGAGATCTAGCGCAAGTTGCAGCATAAGGTCAAATACCTCCTCGGGCGGCGTCGGAACACCCAATCCGCTCCCACGGCATACTACTCTGCCGTCAGTAAACGGCACAACCGCAAACCATGTCTCGCCTTCTATATTCGCCGTCAGCATTGCCCGCAAGTCAAAAATGACGGCATGGTCTGGCAAATCATGCGACGAACGCATAGTGCCGATCAACCAACTTGGCCCTGTCGGAGTCAGGTTCGGAATACCAAGATTGGCACGCTTCACATCGCCGCTCATGCTAGCTGTCCTTGGGGAACTGGGGCACCAGGTTCTCCTCCGGCCGGCAGCGACCCGCCGTCCGCTCCGCGAAGCGAACCGCCGGGACCGCCGCCTCGCGGTTGCGGTGCAGGCGCCATACCGGCCGCTGCCGCCTGCGCCTGCGCTTGCCGCACCGTCTCCAACGCCTGCTTGAGCTCTTCCTTGCGCGCAATCGAAGCTGCGTCGATGATGAAGCCGTCTGGAATCGGCATCCCGATTTCCTTCATTCTCATCAACTCATCGTATTGCGCTTCAAGGAACGACTTCGACAGAGGAGTTTCGTCAACAACAGTCTCGTAACTACCGACGGCCAAGTTGTTTACGATCCCTTCTGCAACGCGCTGGTTTACAACCATGCGAATCGGATTCCGCATGTGTTGGCTGCCGCCGGTAACAACGATGATTCGCTCTTCTGTATAGTGATTCTGAATAAGATTCAGTTGAACACGGCCAAGAAGCAACTTGCTTCGGCGTAAGTTTGCCATAGTCAGCTCTTGACCAATGACTGCTTGCCGCTGACGCCGCTCTATTGCGCGCCCCGACTGATTTGCAGCGTCCAGCTGGCCCATCGCTGCTTCGTTGATGCCAGCAATGCGCAGGATATCTTCTTCGGCGTCCTTTTCAACTTGGGCAAAGGCGACGGGTGACGTTCCCGGCTGAATCTCTTGTGGCGCAGGCAATGTGCCGTTGCGCGTGTCATACTCCACAATGACGCCAGGCGTCGAACCAAACCTTTCAAGATTCTCGCGCTGCTGCGCGTCCAGACTCCCTTTTGCAACCTTCCACCCGCCATGCGACGAGCGCATGAGAATGTGCAACCGCGTCGAACGCCGCTTGTTCACCTCGTCCTGCGCGTCAGTCAGGTCCTCCACCATCCCCTTCGTGACGCCACGCCGGAAGTAAGGGAAAAACGGCACAATGGTGAACTGATCGTATGGACTCCACTCGTCATAAACGATCTGATCGCCAAGAACGTGGGTCCACCGCACCCGCTTAGTCGGCAACTGCCGCAACACAACAGGCGCGCCCTGTTCGTTGGCCCACATCAGCGCCTTCTCAACGCGGGTGCGATCCCACTCATCTGGAATCGCTCTCTTATCCCCCGTCTCCAAATCAACAAAAAACCAACGCTTCGTCAGCACATAATGCTGAATGTCAAGCAACCGCACCGTTTTCCGCGTCGGATCAAGCGCGTCAGCAAAATAAGTTTCGTAAAACTGCTCATTATCTTCCACTTGCGCAAACGTTGTCGGCGGCGAAACCGTATCACTACTTTCAAAACCAGCACTTGTTGGAAACCCAGTCACCCCTCCGCGCGACATGAACGGAGCAATACGATTGAGCGCTTCCCTACCGTAAAAGAAATCCACCTCTTCGGCCGACAACATTCGCTCAATCGTGACCCGCCCCCAATCCCGTGGATCATAACTGGAAGCGTCACAATCCGGAAACACGCGCAACGGATCAACTGCTCGAACGAACACTTCTCCAAGAAGATTGCGCCGAAAATCCAAACGAATGTCGTAGTAACCCCTGCCAGTTATAATGCCGTCCAAAAACACTTCCGTATCAACATAAGGCATCTGCGATGATTCAGCAATCTGCTTGGCAATATGCGTCAGCGCAGCCGCCACCTCATCACGACCCGTCCCATCATGACCTGGCAAATACCGCAAGTCCGTCTGGTTGTTGAGAAAATATCCCAACACTATATTGACCAGCGGCCGAATCTTGTTCAGCGTCAGCACCGGACGCTTTGCCGCCAACAGCGCAGCACGATCCGCCTCCGACCATTGGCGGCCCTCCGTGTAATTGACCGCCTTCTTGGCAACCTCCGCCCACTTGCGCTGCGCCTCAGAATCTCGCTGAAAACGTTGCGCAATAAGATTGAGCTTGTCCCAATCCTGCGGCGGCAGCGGCTTACGCTGCACGGATATGGTGTCGCCAAACGGCACGGCAGCAATCCTACTGCTAAAAGTTGCAACGGCTTCAAAACGCCATCCAAGAAATAGACGACTCCTGCTCCCGGCGCAACCTCCTAATCATCTCAGACTGACGAGTCTCAACAACACGACGAGCCACCGGCATCGCAAACGTATAAGCCAACGCATCCGCCGCATCCGGACTCGCAACACCACGATTCACCATGTCCGTTTTACTCTCCAACTGCATCAAACTATGCCGACCCGCATAACCATACTCCGGCGCAGTCAACTCCTCCAACAACTTCCCATCCTCAGGCAACACACCACGCTTCGACAACCAACCCTTCATCAAATCCCACATCTCAATGCGACGATTATAATACCTCCTCTTGTCCAACGCAGACTCACCAGGATTCACACCAATCACCTCAATACCAAGACCACGACACGCATCAACTACACCACCACCAACACCAGTCTCATCAATAAACACCGCATCCGGAGAAAACTCCTTCACATACCTAACCACCTCCGCCGCCACCTGCTCCGTCGTCAACCCCTGCCTCCTCAACACAACACGACCAAACCAACCACGACGCTCATACAACACAGTCTCATTCGATCCAAAACGCGCCGGATCCACACCCAAAATCAACGGCTCAGTCGGATCCTCAACATCATCCGCACACAACGGCACAAACGGAACACCCCGCCTATCCGCATCCTCCCTCTTCCGACGATTCGCCTCCTTCCACCTCCTCACCGCAGCATCAACAATATCATTACCAATAAACTGCGTCGAACCAACCTCAGGAAAATCACCCTTCACACGAACACGAAAAAAATCCGACTCCTCCCCATAATCCTCCAACCACTGCTCAATCTGCCTCCTATTCGCCTTCTTCGCAGTCCGACTATCAACATGCATCCGAGACCAACGATGCGCAAACTTCCCAAAACACTCCCTAAACCTACCCTTACTCCTAGTCCCATTCCCAGTCACAACCCACATCGCACCAGGCGTCGTCAACGCACCCTCCGCAACCTCCCAAATCTCATCATCAATCGCACTCGCCTCATCAAACAACATCAACACATGACGCTCATGCGTCCCAGCAAACGCCTCCGCCCTCTCCTTCGACCACGGCACCGCATGCGCCGCCCACGTCTCAGGCGACGCCTTCAAAAAAAACTTCGTCGCAGTCCACTGAAACCAATCCCCATGCAACATCATACGATGCCACTTCGCCAACTCACGCCACGTCTTCGTAGCCAACTGCGACGTAGTGTTCGCAGTCACCACAATCTGCGGATTCACACGCGTAGAAATAAACCACAACACCACCCACGCATTAAACGCCGTCTTCCCTACACCATGACCACTCACAATCGCTAACCTAAACGCCTCCGCATTCGGATCAACCTCCGCCCTCTCACTCGCAACACCCAACCTCCTCAACGCCTCCACCTGCCACTCATCAGGACCACCCTCCTGCACCAAAAAACCAGACTCACCCCACGGAAACACCGCCCTCACAAAACCTAACGGATCATGCCTAAACCTCACCACAACATCCATCAA